AAAAAAAAATAACGAGCCGAAGCTTCGTTATTTATTGATTTCTTGAAAGGCATGTTGAATAGCTTCATATCCTTTTCGACGTGCAATTTTTCCAGCCTTGGAGCCTTTTGAAAAGTCCCATACTTCTAGGTCGACTTTAAATCCATGGTCTTTAGCGTAGCCGATAAGGAGTTCAATTACCGCTTGCCATTTTTTCCAGTATTTTGAAAACTCGCCTATATTAGCATGTTGAAGCACTATGGTTCGAGTATGTTGACTAGACATAATAAATTGCTCGAAATTGTCAATAGTTATTAGAACGTCTTTTGGAAACTCGTAAGGCTCTTCTACGTCGTATTTGAAAAGGCTGACAATTTCACTGTCTTTGAATAATTGACCTTCATTATACATAATACCTGGAACAATTTCATCAGGTGCTGCTCCATTATCTAGTACATCCCCGACCGTATGACAATATGCTTTTAGCACTGCAAAAAAACCTGGAGCGTCTGCACGCGCAATTTGAAGCTCTTTCACGGTCATCCAGGGCTCAGGTTTTTTACAAGCAATTCTAATTCCTTCGAAATAACTTTTGTCTGGGTCAATTGTCCCTAACATTGTAAGCCTTTTCTTATTTAGGTAAAGGTCGAAATAAACTTGAATTTCGTCCGTATTAGGAAGCCACTTAACAAGAACCTTTCGATATTCAATCCTATTGACATTTACTTTTGTTGAAAGGTTAGTAGGAATGAGCATTCTCCTTTTCATGTTGACCTTTTTTCTTTTCTTATTTTTTGCCATTAGTATCTCCATTTCTGTTGGTCTTGTTTTTTCAATCTATTAAGTTCAGCAGTTTCGCGTCGTTTAATAGTTTCAACAATATGTCGGTCCATGTGCTTGCAGTATTCCGCTAAAGATTTGCCAGTTATGGTCGCGTCAATTAAATATTTGCCTATCAACTCTTTACCATAAAATACAAAATCGTCCTGATATATTAGTTTCTTATAGAAGCCATTCCCTGCGCGTGTTTCAATTTTAACTAAGCTCATTTTCACCCAAACTCGTAGACGATAAGGAGTTCCGGGCACCTCAAAAAGGAGCCTTCGTTTCTTATCGTCTACTTGTTTAATACACGAGTTTTGAAAATGAATGACTTTCCATTTATTTTCCATAGTTTCACCTTATTCCATATACCCGTCAACAATCCATAATTGAAAAGGCTTATCTTCTCTATAAGGTCGCGATAATTTTAGTCCTTTTCCAACTACATTTGAAAGCGCGATTAGGTCATCTAGGCTGTCTAGCTCGAGTTCAATTACTAGATTACCTGATTCAATTTCGCAAAAGTAAGCGACATTTCCAACTTTCTCTAGTGCTTCACGATACCTATCATATGTCGCTTCTTCGTCAAATAGTCGCGCAGAATAAACTTCGAATTTCATTCTAGTTACCGCCTTCCAAAATTTCATCGGGCATTATCTTTGCGTTTTCGCCGTGGAACCGTCCCTCAATATACGCTTCAAGATTGAAGTCATGTTCAGGTCTGTCAATTCCTTCCTTCTTTAAATTTCGAAATGTGTCCTGAAGCGCATTTTTCGTTTGCTCGCTAGGTAAGACCATAAGTGAATATTCTTCTACCTGCTTTTTAAATCGCGTTTCTAGGGCTGACAAAAAGCCTTTGAGGTATGAATTTTTGTAGGAAGGTTCGCGAGTAGGAAGTCTATCCAATCGATAACGAAGGTACATCAATGCAGCCTCGAATATTTTAGACACCAATTCAGCGTCTTGTTTTTCGCCAAAGAAAATTATTCGACTTTTATTCGAAACCATATCGCGCTGATTGATACAAAAGCATCTAAAATTAGTAGCAAGAATATGACCAAGGTCACGTTCCCACCAAAAGATTCGACCTGCTTCTTTCCCAACAGCTTGAGAAGTTTCGAACTTTTCATGCTCTTCAAATTGCTCAACCTGAGCAAGTGCGATATTATTTTTTAGCATTAACTTTTGAGCCATAAGAAGGGCAGTTTGCCCTTCCTCGTCACTCGGGTTGTCATTTGCTAATTGAATAAGATTTTTAATTTTTTCAATAATTTTTTCGTTATTCATATTAGTCACTTTCTATCATATTTTCGAGCTTTCGAAAAGTCAATGTCGTCTACTTCAATTGTCTTGTCATAAGTCCAAGCGCGACAAGTGTCGAAATGAAATAAGTCACAAAACATTCTTTCATTATGGTCGAAACTTTCAGTACATTGTTCAACGTCAATTTCAAGTTCGAGAACTACAATAGTATCAATATTTCGAAGCGATAAAAAGGCTAGAGCCTTTTCATAACTTTCTGCTAGGTAAATACCTCCAGCTGAAGGCTTCAAGCCCTCAGCTAGAATTTTACCAAGATTATCAAAATCAGTGGCGTGATAAAGTTTCATTAGTTACTTCCTTACATATCTAGAGTCACTACATAAATAGAAGCAGTTTTATCTTCCAAGTCCCATTCAATAGCTTCCTCATTGCTGAGCTTTTCGAGTTTTAAAACTGTCGATTCAGATAAAACATTAGCAAAGTTCGAACCGTTGAGAATGTTTTCGATATTTCCTGCGCCTAAGACTTCAGCTTGGTCGTTGTTCACTACCATTAGGTATTCGTTAGTAAGTGATTTAGCAAAGTTTGAAAATTTCATTTTATTTTCCCCTTTATTTGTTTTTCTTTATACTATTATTATACGATAATGAATGAATAAAGTCAAGCATTTTTGTGTAAAAAGTTGAACTTTTTTATAATATTTTTTAAACTTTAAAAACGGGCGACATAAATACACCTCAATTCACCACTATTTTAGCTCAATTTATAGTCAAATAAGTATTAGAAAAGGACTTAATAAGGCCTTAAAAATAAAGGCGCCCAAAATACCTCTAACCCCTTGAGTCTGTAAGTAAAATCAAAAATAAGGCGCCCAATAAAAGTCGAGACCTTTAATAATACCAATAACTAATCATATAGACAATACTACACAGCAAAGCCGTGATTGAAACTTTCGAATGAACTATTGAAAGATACAGAATACAGCATGAAAGACACCTAAAAGCACTTCTACAAACAAAATCTAAAAATGCTCTCAAATATAGTAAAATCAAGGCTTTTGAACTTTTCGAGACTAACTGAAATAGCATTCGAAAAGTCGAAAATGCTCGAATAATCGACCTCAAAAAACCGTTCGAAAAGTTCAGAAATACTCGAAAAGTCGAGCATAAAAAAGGGTCGAAAAGTCGAGAATTCTCGAAAAACTCAGGGACTTCGAAAACCTCAATCCTTCGAAAAAATCGACCTTAAAATAGCTGCTCGAAAACGGAAAATCGGACTGTATTAGTTCAACCTTTTAAATTTAAAAATCACTATATTTTTCATTATAGGACTATAAATTCAATCAATTGTAAGTCACGCGCAAATTTGTTACAATGTAAACGCAATTAAATAAAGGAGGGTCAACATAATGGCAAAAGCTGCTGGACCAAAAGTTCGAGGAAGAAAGACGCCACCTAGGTCAAAAGACAAGAAAGGCGTTAAAGCAAATGCGCGTGTCAATAAAGACCAATATATAGAATATGACTATAAAGGCATTAAGATGACAATTAAGGAACGTGATGCTAGAATGAAATTAGAGTTTATTAGGGGCATGACTGTTCAGGAAATTGCTGCCCGTTATGGCATGGCGGAAAAACGTGTAGGTGAAATTAGAGCTCGCGATAAATGGGTCAAGGCTAAAAAAGAGTTCGAGAATGAAAAAGCCTTAATCACTAATGACACTTTGACTCAAATGTATGCAGGGTTTAAAGTATCAGTCAATATTAAATACCACGCCGCCTGGGAAAAACTAATGAACATCGTCGAAATGTGTTTAGATAATCCTGATAGATATTTATTTACTAAAGAAGGCAATATTCGATGGGGCGCATTAGATGTACTTTCGAACCTTATAGACAGAGCTCAAAAAGGTCAGGAACGTGCAAATGGAATGTTACCAGAAGAAGTTCGATATCGCTTACAAATTGAGCGTGAGAAAATTACATTGTTAAGAGCTAAAATGGGCGACCAGGAAGTGGAAGGTGAAGTCAAAGATAACTTTGTAGAAGCACTAGATAAAGCCGCCCAGGCTGTTTGGCAAGAATTTAGCGACGTGACAGGTTCCTACATTAAAGGAGTAACTGATAATGACGATAAGCCTAAGAAATAGACTGCCAAAGTTCAACTTCGTTCCTTTTAGTAAGAAACAACTTCAGCTCCTAACATGGTGGACAAAGGGCTCACCTTTTCGAGATTTCGATATCGTCATAGCAGACGGGTCAATTCGTTCAGGCAAGACTGTATCGATGGCACTTTCATTTTCACTTTGGGCGATGACTGAGTTCAATGGACAAAACTTTGCCATCTGTGGTAAGACAATTCATTCAGCTCGACGAAATGTTATTCAGCCTCTAAAGCAAATGCTTACAAGTCGCGGGTACGAAATTCGAGATGTTCGAAATGAAAATCTACTTATTATTAGACACTTTAGAAACGGCGAAGAAATTCTCAACTACTTCTATATATTTGGAGGAAAAGATGAGTCGAGCCAAGACCTTATCCAAGGGGTAACATTAGCAGGTATCTTCTGTGATGAGGTGGCACTGATGCCTGAATCCTTTGTCAACCAAGCGACAGGGCGCTGTTCCGTAACAGGTTCGAAAATGTGGTTCTCTTGTAACCCGGCCAATCCTAATCACTACTTCAAAAAGAACTGGATTGACAAACAGGTCGAAAAGCGTATTCTATATCTTCACTTTACAATGGAAGACAACCCTAGCCTCACTGATGACATTAAAAGGCGCTATGAGAAAATGTATGCCGGAGTCTTTAGGAAACGATTTATTCTTGGCCTTTGGGTAACAGCAGATGGTCTAGTTTATTCAATGTTCAATGAAGAGCAGCATGTCAAAAAGCTCAATATAGAATTCGACCGTTTATTTGTAGCTGGGGACTTTGGTATCTACAATGCTACAACCTTTGGCCTTTATGGATTCTCGAAACGTCGAAAAAGTTATCATCTAATTGAATCTTACTACCACTCCGGGCGTGAGGCTGAGGAACAACTTACTGAGGCTGATGTCAATTCGAATGTTCAATTTGGATCAATACTTCAAAAGACTACTAAAGAATACGCAAATGATTTAGTCGATATGATACGGGGCAAGCAAATCGAATATATAATCCTCGACCCTTCCGCCTCAGCTATGATTGTAGAACTTCAAAAGCATCCTTATATAGTAAGGAAAAACATTCCTATTCTGCCTGCTCGAAATGATGTCAATTTAGGTATCTCATTTCATGCTGAGTTATTAACTGAAAATAGATTCACACTCGACCCTAGCAACACGCACGACATTGATGAATATTACGCCTATAGCTGGGACAGTAAAGCAAGCCAGCTAGGGGAGGATAGAGTTGTCAAGGAATACGACCACTGTATGGACCGTAACCGCTACGCCTGTTTGACTGACGCTATAATCAATGACGACTTTGGTTTCGAAATACAAGTGTTATCAGGTAAAGGTGCGCGATAATTAGGGTAAACAATATTAGTCAAAATAGTGTATAATACATTATAGGAGGTAAACTACATGGCTAAAAAATCAAAAGCTATTTCCCACACCGACGAACTTGTCAGTCAGGCATTCGACAGTCCGTTGGCGCAAAATCAGAAGTTCAAAAAGGAACTACAAGAGGTCGAAAAGTATTATCAATACTTCGACGGATATGATGTCACGGAGTTGAATGCTGACTATGGTCAAACATGGAAGATCAAAGAAGACTCATTGGACTATACACCTACACGTGAAATTCGAAACTACATTCGCTCCCTTATTAAAAAGCAAGCACGCTTTATGATGGGAACTGAGCCTGAACTAATCTTCAACCCTATTGTGGACAAAGAAGACGATAAGGCGGAAAACAAACGCATCTTATTCGACCATATTTTAGCTCACGCAAAGTTCTGGAGCAAGTGTAAAAGAGCATTGGTAGACGCAACAGTAGGAAAACGAGTGCTACTATCTGTTATAGCAAACCCTGGAGAACCTGTTGATGTTCAGTTCTACTCTATGCCGCAATTTTCTTACATTGTAGACCCTAAAGATCCTTCACGTCTATTGTCCGTTGACATTGTGTATCAGGACGAGCGTACCAAAGGAATGTCTACTGAAAAGCAATTATGGCATCACTACCGTTATGAAATGAAGTCAGGAAGTTCGAACTCTGGGATTACCACCGCGCTTGAAAATGTTGAAGAACAATGCTGGCTCACCTACACTTTGACTGACGGAACTTCGAACCAAATCTACATGACCGAAGACGGTCAAACTACAATCAAGGAAAAAGACGCCAAACTAATTGAAATTGAAGATAATTTAGGTAATAAGGTTCAAGTTCCATTAAAAGTACAAGAGTCGGCACCAACTGGTCTTAGTCAAATTCCTTGCAAAGTCATTTTAAATGAACCCCTTACTAATGACGTATATGGTACAAGTGACGTCAAAGACTTAATCACTATCGCGGACAATACGAACCGAACTATTTCCGACATGAGGGACTCTTTAAGGTTCAAAATGTTCGAACAACCTGTCATCATTGATGGGTCTTCGAAATCAATTCAAGGAATGAAGATTGCGCCGAACGCTTTGGTCGACATTAAGAGTGACCCTACATCATCCGTTGGCGGTACTGGAGGGAAGCAGGCTCAAGTCACTACTATTTCAGGAAACTTCAACTTCTTACCTACTGCTCAATACTATTTAGACGGAGCGAAAAAAGCCATGTATGAACTCATGGACCAGCCACTACCTGAAAAGGTACAAGATGCGCCGTCTGGAATTGCTATGCAATACTTATTCTATGACCTAATGAGTAAGTGTGATGACAAGTGGGCAGAATGGGATGACGCTATTCAATGGCTCATTAACCTATTAGAAGAAATACTAGGTAAGGTAGGAGTAGATTTAGGTCTATTACCGCAAGACATTCAATCAAGTTATCAAACCCTTACGACATTGACTATTGACCACCATTACCCATTACCGAGTGATGAACAAGCAGCCAAACAAACTGCTCTCACTGAAGTTCAAACTAATGTACGCAGTCACCAATCTTACATTGAAGAGTTCAGTAAGAAGGAAAAAGCGGACAAGGAATGGGAACGTGTATTGCAGGAACTTGCGCAACTTGATGAAATTTCCGCAGGAGCGCTACCTGTATTAGCAGAAGAATTAAACGGACAAGAGGAACCTAAAGATGAAGAACAAGAAGAAACAATTGAAGAACCAAGTACGCCAGAACAACAAGAGCAACAAGCCAAAGGTGGAGTCTAAAACAGTCTTTGACGTAAACTGTGACCACTGTGAGCATAAGTTCGAACTATCGTCTAAGCAGATTATTTCGAAACATATCGAAAAAGGCGTGGAGTGGAGATTCTTCGAATGTCCTAAGTGCCATTATAGGTTCACTACCTATGTCGGAGATAAAGAAATCGAAAAACTTATTCGATTTAGAAATGAATGTCGTTCGAAGATGAAAAAGGAATTAGCCAAAGGCGCAGCAATGAACCAAAACCTTTACCACGATTATCGAATGAAGGACGAGAACGCTGGGCATAAAATTTCAGGCCTTACTGCTAAATTGAAAAAGGAGCTGAACATTGAGCAAAAAGAAAAAGAATGGGTATCTCAGTAGTTGGGAAAAAGCTATACATGAGACCAATATTAAGCTGACTCTTGAACAAGAGAAAGCTGTACTAAAAGCATTTAATGACGCAGGGGTCGACTTAATTGAAAAACTCAAGAAGTCTCGAAATGGATACTTACCTAAACGAATCTATAAAGACTACGCTTATGATCTTCATAAAGTATTAGTTCAGTTGATGCATACTTACTCCCAAAAGGCTGCTGAGAATGCTGTGGACGGACAAGTTCTGCATCTATTAGACATCTTAGGCGGAAATGGAAATGCTACTGCTAAAGACTTTGGAAAAGAAGTTCGTTCAGCGTCATTGGTCTTTTCCCGTAAAGCTGCTGAGGCCGTTACTAAAGGTGAAATCTACAAAGACGGGAAGAACTTGTCTAAACGTGTTTGGTCTAGTGCTGCACGCGCAGGAAATGACGTTCAACAAATAGTCACTCAAGGTCTGGCAAGTGGAATGTCAGCTGTCGACATGGCAAAGCTATTAGAACAGTACATTGACCCGAAAGCTCGAAAAGAGTGGGACTTCGAACAAATTGCTGAGAAACTAGGTCGAACAACTGCTCGAAAATATGAAAACCTCGAATACAATGCTCTTCGACTTGCTCGAACTACTATCAGCCACTCAGCTACTGCTGGAGTTCGACAGTGGGGAAAAGTGAATCCTTATGCTCGAAAAGTTCAATGGCATTCAGTTCACGCTCCAGGTCGAACTTGTCAGGCTTGTCGAGATTTAGATGGCGAAGTATTTCCTATCGAAGAATGTCCTTTCGACCATCCTAATGGAATGTGCTACCAGACTGTATGGTATGAAAATTCATTAGAAGAAATCGCGGATGAGTTGAGAGGTTGGGTAGACGGTGAACCTAATGATGTATTAGACGCTTGGTACGACGATTTAACCTCAGGAAAAATCGAAAAATACAGCGATCTCGACTTTGTTAAAAGCTACTAGGCTCGGTGATAACCGAGTCTTTTTGTCTATAATTTGTCTAAGGCTCAACTCCTTCGAAAAGTAGTAAAAAGATATCGAATTGTGTTATAATATAAGTTGAAAAGGAACCTTGTCGCCTTAATGACTCGAAATTGGTTTCACTGTTCCAATTAAATCGAAACAGAAGATTCAGCCGGAGGGCGTAAACTCAAGGAGGATATCAAATGGCTTATCAATTAGAAGATCTTTTAAAAGGTCTAGATGAACCAACAATCAAAAATGTCACAGAGCATGTGAAGTCTAAAGCAAAAGAATTGGACGCAAAATTGTTCATCGACGGTGACGGTCAACACTATGTACCTCACGCACGATTCGATGAAGTTGTTCAACAACGAGATCAAGCTAACAATTCAATCGAAGGCTATAAGAAGGAAGTGGCTACATTGTCCAAGCAGGTCGAAGATGGTAGTGATGCGCAGGCTACGATTCAAAACCTACAAGGTCAATTAGAAGCTCAAACTCAAATTGCTAAAAGTGCTTCAGTTATCTCAGCTCTACATCCTTTGATTACTGATTCCATTGCTCCTGCACAAGACATTCTTGGATTCATGAACCTAGACGATATCACAGTCGACGACAAAGGTAACGTCAAAGGTTTAGAAGATCAATTAAAGTCTTTGCGCGAGTCTCGTAAATACTTATTCAAAGAAAATCCTAAAGACGAGGAAAACCCTAACCCTGAATCTTCTCACAAAGGAGCTTCCGGAACAGGTAACCCAGGTAACTCAGGTCGCGTAGGCGCAGGAGTTCCGGAACCCCGTGAAGTAGGTGCCTTTGGTAGGCAACTCGCTGAATCATTAGCTCAATCACAAAGTGCTACTGGTCAGCAACAAGCAACATTCTTTAAATAATAGGAGGAAAAGGCTATGCCTAATGTACGAGTTAAGAAAACTGATTTCAATCAAACTACTCGAAGCGTTGTCGCAATCCCAGACCATTATGTCGCCCTAAGCGCTCAAATCCCTGCTACTGCCGCCACTGACGTAGGCGGTAAGAAGTATATTTTAGCCGGAACTTGCGTGAAGAACGCAACTACACTCGACGGTCGCAAGACTGGACTTGAAGTGGTTCAAACTGGTGAACAATTTGATGGAGTTATCTTTGCGGATCAACGTGTTTACGACGGTGAAGATAAAGTCACTGTCACTGTTCTTGTTCATGGATTTGTTAAATATGCAGCTCTTCAAAAAGTTGCAGGAGCAGTCCCTGAATCTAAAAACCCAATGATTTTGGTAGTAAAATAGGAGGAAGTATTAGATGAATATTTATGATTACCTAAATGCTAGTGAGGTTGCTGCTTACATTCAAGCTCTACCTTCGAACGCCCTTCCTTACCTTGGACCTTCACTTTTCCCTAATGCGCAACAAGCAGGGACTGACATCTCTTGGTTGAAAGGTGCTAATAACCTTCCAGTAACTATCCAACCTTCGAACTACGATGCTAAAGCAAGTATTCGCGAACGTGCTGGATTTAGCAAACAAGCTACTGAAATGGCGTTCTTCCGTGAATCAATGCGCTTGGGTGAAAAAGATCGCCAGCAACTTCAATTGCTTTTGGCTCAAAGTCAAGGAATGGCTCAACCGATCATCACTCAGCTTTACAATGACACGAAAAACCTTGTCGACGGTGTAGAGGCTCAAGCTGAATACATGCGCATGCAGTTGCTTCAGTACGGTAAATTCACAGTTAAATCTACCAACAGTGAAGCTCAATATACATATGATTACAATATGGATGCTAAGCAACAATACACCGCAGCGAAGAAATGGACTGACCGTACTACCTCAGACCCTATCGCGGACATTTTGGCGGCTATGGACGACATGGAAAATCGTACAGGGGTTCGACCTACTCGTATGATTATGAACCGTAACACTTACAACAACATGACGAAGAGTGACTCTATTAAGAAGGCTCTTGCGATTGGTGTTCAAGGGTCATGGGAAAACTTCATGCTATTAGCTGCAGACGCTGAAAAGTTCATTGCTGAGAAAACTCAACTTCAAATTGCAGTGTACTCTAAGAAAATTGCTCAATTCGCTGACGCTGACAAACTTCCTGACTCAGGTAATATTCGTCAGTTCAACTTGATTGACGATAACATCGTTGTCCTACTTCCACCAGATCCAGTGGGTCACACTTGGTACGGAACTACTCCAGAAGCGTTTGACTTGGCTTCAGGTGGAACAGACGCGCAGGTTCAAGTTCTTTCAGGTGGACCTACCGTCACTACTTACATGGAAAAACATCCAGTGAACGTGGTGACCGTTGTTTCTGCGGTAATGATTCCATCATTCGAAGGAATCGATTATGTCGGAGTTATCAAAACCAACGAAGGCTAATTTTAGGAGGTAATTTATGGCTACACTAAAAGCATTGAGTACATTGATTGTCTCCGGAAGTGTAGCGCATACGGGTTCAGTGTTTCATTGTCCCGATGCGCTTGCTGCTTCCCTTGTCGAAAGTGGTCTGGCTTTTGAACTGAAGGAAGCCGAGGGTACGGACGTCACTACGGATAGTTCAGTTTTAGATGACGAGGACGAAGTTGAAAAAATGCGACAAGAATATGCCGCAATGACTGTCCCTCAACTCGCTGAACTGGCGCAAGCTAACGGTATTGACCTAACTGGACTTACTCGAAAAAGTGAATACATTGACGCCCTTATTGACTACGAACTAGGAGAATAAAATGGCAAATCAAGCGGATATTGACTTGGTTAAGGCGAACATAGGGAACCACGACTCCCCTAACCCTTACCCAGAAGAGTACATCTCCGCTCTTTTAGATCATCACAAGTCGGTTGCGTATGTAAGCTATAAATTATGCCTTCTTAAAACACGAAACGACGTGGTGACTCTTGGACCGATTAGCTTGAAAGGAGACGCAGACTACTGGAAGCAAATGGCTCAGTTCTTCTATGACGAGTATAAAGCCGAGCAGCAGGAGCAAGACCTTTCATCTAGTTCAGGTTCCACTATCTTAATGAAAAGGGCGGACGGAACATGACTTATGACATCAACTACGTTAAGGCTCAAGTTCGTCGAGCTATTGAAACTGCTCCGACGCAGATAAAAGTGACCCGGGACGCATGGATCAGTGACGGTTACGGAGGAAAAAAGCGTGATCCTAAAGGAAGTAACGTTTTAGAGAACGCAACTTGTCTATTCGATAACACTACGACTCCGGACCTACTTTCAAACGCTACGGACGCAGGTAGGATCTTTGCTCAAAATGGGATTAAGATCTTTATTATGTACGAAGATGGACACGACATCAAACTCGCTGATACGGTTACGGTCATTCAGTCAGGTCGCCGATATCGTGTCGTCGAAGTACATAACATTTTAGAGCAAAATATTGTAATTGAACTAAAATTGGAGATAAAGGACTAATGGCTGATCTTGTATGGGACCCTAGTCAATTTGTTCAGTCCTGTGAACAATACCGAAGCAAGTTCCTTGTATCTGTTTTACTAGTCTGTGAAATAGCTTCAACTAAAATGGAGGCTTATGCAAAATCGAACGCGATTTGGACTGACCGAACTGGTAACGCTCGTCAAAAATTGAAAGGGGAAGCCGCATGGGTCAGTAGGGATCAAATTATGATTGCGGTGTCTCACCATATGAGCTACGGCTTTTGGTTGGAACTAGCGCACGGACGCAAATACAAGATACTAGAACAGTCTATAGAGGACAATGTCGAAGAGTTGTTCAGGGCTCTAAAACGATTAGTAGACTAGGAGGATGAAATGACTAAACGAACTTCAATGATGGACAGGCTAAAGGAGATACTACCAACTTACCAACTGTCACCTACTCCTATGATACCCGGACTTCAGTTCGGCGAAACGGAGGATGAATTAGACCGTCCGGATGATTACATTGTACTTCGATTCAGTCATCGAATGCCTAGCGCTACAAATCGTCTAGGAAGTTTTGCCTATTGGAAGGTTCAAATCTACGTCCACTCTAATTCAATTATAGGGATAGACGATTATGGTCAAAGAGTTCGAGAACTGATCAAAGAAATGGGTTACGAGGTAACGTATTCGGAGACAGGTGACTACTTTGATACGATGTTATCTCGTTATAGACTAGAAATCGAATATAGAATACCACAAGGAGGAAATCTATAAATGAGTAAGGATATTCTTTACGGAATTAAGTTTGTCGAAATTGAAGAACTTGATCCAATGACTCAACTACCAAAAGTTGGTGGATCTAAGTTTACAGTCGACACCGCTGAAACTGCGGAACTAGAAGCAGTAACCTCTGAGGGTACGGAAGACGTAAAACGCAATGATACTCGTATTCTTGCGATTGTGCGTACGCCAGACCTTTTGTACGGTTATGACTTGACATTCAAGGACAACACGTTTGACCCTGAAATTATGGCATTGATTGAAGGTGGTACTGTTCGCAAAGTGAACGAAGCTATCTCCGGATATGACTCACCAATGCTTGCACAAGGTGCAACAAATATGAAGCCATTTAGGATGAATATCTATGTGCCAAACTATGTAGGAGACTCTATCGTCAACTACGTCAAAATCACTTTGAACAACTGTACTGGTAGCGCTCCCGGACTCAACATTGGTAAAGAGTTCTATGCACCTGAGTTCAAAATCAAAGCCCGCGAGGCTACTAAGGCTGGACTTCCTGTTAAGTCAATGGACTACGTTCCTACACTCCCTGCTATCCTTCGCAATGTGAAGTATGATTTAGCGGGTGGTAACGGAACGGCTAATCCTGTCAAAGTAGAAGTCGGCAAAAAGGTAACACCTAAACCAGCAGATCCTACCCGCACAGACGGTAAAGTCTTCAAAGGCTGGAAAGTCCTAGGTGAAACCACTATGTGGAACTTTGATACAAGTGTTATGCCTGACCGCGATATTACACTTGTCGCCCAATACGCTTAAATTTAGAAAGGTACTGCTATGAATAACAACATTATCACCGCTGAACAATTTCGTCAAAAATCATTTCAAGTTATCCCTCTTCCAGGTTTTGGAAAAGGCGCTGAGCCTATTTATGTTCAAATTCGCTCGGCTGGGGTAATGAACTTGATCGCGAACGGTCGTATTCCTAATACTCTTTTAGGTAAGGTTACTGAACTTTTTGGAGAAACACAAGAGGTCACTAAAGACAACTTGGACATGAAGTCTATCACAGACGACCAAAAACGCAAAGCCTTGGAAAAACTGAACAAAAGTGATTCAGGGATCCAGGACATGGCGGAGTTATTGCGTGTCTTTGCGGAAGCAGCATTGGTTCAACCTACCTATGCAGAAATTGGGGAGTACATGACGGACGATCAGTTGATGACGGTCTTCAGTGCAATGTACGGAGAGGTAGCTTCGGCGGAGTCCTTTCGTTCAAACGAAGGAAATGTCTAATGTCATAGCAGTCGCTACTGAATTTCATATTAGACCTAGTGATGTCGTAGGGTTGACCACAGAAATCGGGCGTTATTGCTTCGATACTGCGGCCGTAGCTTACATTCGATACATCGCGGATGATAAGACTCCTAGGTACCCTGGAGACGAAAAACGAAATCCAGGTTTGCAAATGCTAATGGAGTGACTTATTTAGTCGCTCCTATTTTTTATTGAATAGAAAGGAAGATATATGGATTTTGGATCAATAGCAGCTAAAATGACGCTAGACATTTCCAATTTTACTAATCAACTGAACTTGGCACAGAACCAAGCTCAACGACTAGCAGTTGAGACGTCCAAATCCTTCCAAATTGGTTCAGCGTTGACAGGCATGGGTAAGGTACTATCTACCGCCGTAACGTTACCTCTTTTAGGTATAGCTGCAACTTCCATTAAGGTAGGGAATGAGTTCCAAGCTCAAATGTCCAGGGTACAGGCTATCGCAGGTGCTACGGGAGGTGAGTTGGATCAAATGAAGCGTCAAGCGATTGACCTTGGAGCGAAAACGGCCTTCAGTGCTAAAGAGGCTGCTCAGGGTATGGAAAATCTCGCTTCAGCAGGTTTCGGGGTAAATGAAATCATGGACGCCATGCCAGGGGTACTTGACCTCGCTGCCGTTTCCGGAGGAGATGTAGCCGCAAGTTCTGAAGCTATGGCTAGCTCACTTCGTGCGTTCGGACTAGAAGCAGGAAAAGCTGGACACGTTGCTGACGTATTCGCTCGAGCAGCTGCAGACACTAACGCTGAGACAAGTGACATGGCAGAGGCGATGAAATATGTCGCTCCAGTTGCTCACTCAATGGGCTTGAGCCTAGAAGAAACGGCTGCATCTATTGGTATTATGGCCGACGCCGGTATTAAGGGCTCACAAGCCGGAACCACGCTTAGAGGAGCTCTCTCGCGTATAGCTAAACCCACTAAGGCCATGGTTAAATCTATGGATGAATTAGGTGTATCATTCTACGACGCGAACGGTAAGATGATTCCACTTAAAGATCAACTTGCTCAGTTGAAAACGGCTACCGCGGGACTTACTCAAGAAGAGAAAAACCGACACCTGGTAACCTTGTACGGTCAAAACTCTCTATCAGGTATGCTTGCACTATTAGACGCAGGTCCTGAAAAGTTAGATAAAATGACCAACGCTTTAATCAACTCCGACGGAGCTGCTAAAGAAATGGCAGAGACTATGCAAGATAATCTTGCTAGTAAGATTGAGCAAATGGGAGGAGCGTTCGAATCTGCTGCAATCGTCATTCAGCAAATTTTAGAACCAGCCTTGTCTAAGGTTGTAGGCGGTATCACTAAAATGATTGAGGCTTTCCTCAATATGTCACCAGTAGGTCAAAAGATGGTAGTCATCTTCGCTGGAATGGTAGCAGCACTTGGTCCGCTACTACTAATAGCAGGTACGGTGATGACCACCATGGTTAAACTTCGAATCGCCATGCAGTTCTTAGGTCCTGCCTTTATGGGTACCATGGGAACAATAGCCCTGGTGATAGCCGCATTCTACGCTCTCGTCGCTGTCTTTATGATAGCCTATACTAAGTCAGAGACGTTCCGGAACTTTATCAATGCTTTAGCTCCGGCGATTAAGAAAGGGCTAGGAATTGCGGTTGAATGGACAGCTGAAAAGCTGAAAGTCCTTTGGGAATGGATGCAGAAGGCGGCTGATAAGGCTAAAGAGTTCGGATCATCTATTAGTTCGAAAATAGCTAACGTCTTACAACAATTGGGAATCAACATCGGACAAGCAGGATCTTCGATAGGCTCTTTCATTAGCAATGGCCTAGAGAGGTTAGGAGGAGCATTCGGCAAGGTCGGAGGAGTGATGGCAATAGCTGTATCCGTCCTCACTAAAGTAGGACTAGCTTTCTTAGGTATCACTGGACCGCTAGGATTTGTCATTAGTCTTGTAGTCGCCTTCCTATCTGCGTGGGCTCGTACGGGTCAATTGAACGCTGACGGAATCACTCAAGTATTTGATAATCTTTCAAGTACCATTCAAGGTGCAGCTGATGCGATTAACCAATACCTACCTATATTTGTTCAAAAAGGGACTGAGATACTAATCAAGCTCATTGAAGGTATTGCTAATGCTATTCCAGGAGTTGTCTCAGTTATTTCTCAGGTAATTGAAACACTAGTGAACACGCTATCGACTATCCTACCTACTATTATTCAGGCAGGAGTTCAAATCTTAACGGCTTTGATAAACGGTATTGCTCAAGCCTTACCTACAATTATTCAGGCCGCGTTACAGATTATTATGGCGCTATTTAATGGGCTCATTCAGGCTCTACCTACAATCATCGGAGCAGCTATACAGATTATCCAAGCTCTTATTCAAGGGCTGGTGCAGGCTCTACCTGCTATCATAGAGGCGGCTCTACAAATCATTACAGGTTTAGTTCAAGGACTTATTCAAGCCTTACCAATGATTCTAGAAGCAGCCTTACAGATCATCATGGGTCTAGTGAACGCTCTAATTGAGAATATCGGTCCAATATTAGAGGCAGGGGTTCAAATCCTAATGGCACTAATTCAAGGATTGATTCAAATGATTCCTCAACTCATTGTAGCAGCGATTGAAATTATTACGACGCTACTAACTTCAATCTTATCAAATCTTCCTCAATTATTAGAGGCCGGAGTTAAGTTGCTACTAGCATTGATTCAAGGACTCATTCAAGTGATTCCTCAACTTATTGCCGGAGCTATTCAAATTATGATGGCCTTACTCAAAGCCATTGTCGACTACGTTCCTAAACTACTTCAAGCCGGAGTTCAATTACTTCAGGCACTAATTCAAGGTATCGCTTCACTATTAGGTTCTCTAATTTCCACTATTGGTAGCATGATGGGCCAAGTAGTTAGCAAGATTGCTAGCTTCCTAGGGCAAATGCTATCCGGAGGAGCGAACTTAATTCGAAATCTTATTAGTGGTATCGGTTCTATGATCGGTTCCGTAGTCGGTAAGATTGGTTCAATGGGAAGCTCCATGATCTCGAGTATCACTGGATTCGCTGGGCAAATGGTAAGCGCCGGGGTCAACTTGGTTCGAGGGTTCATCAACGGTATCGGTTCGATGGTAAGCTCGGCTGTAAACGCTGCAGCTAACATGGCTAAAAGTGCCTTGAACGCCGTCAAAGGCTTCCTCGGTATTCACTCACCGTCTCGTGTGATGGAGAAAATGGGGGTTTATACTGGACAAGGTTTCGTAAACGGTATTGGTAACATGATTAGGACAACACGTGACAAGGCTATCGAAATGGCTGCAACAGTTACGGAAGCTCTTAGTGATGTGAAAATGAACATCCAAGAAAATGGAGTAGTTCAAAAGGTCAAAGACGTTTTCGAACAAATTGTAGACGAGATGCCGGACGAACTTCCAAAACCTGGATTCGGTAAGGTATTAGACGCTATTAGAACACCAGAAGTAGACCTTTACGGTAACAAGGAAAAAGATCCAGATAAACCTCAAGGAGGCGGAGCTTCCGGAGGTAAGGATCACACCACAATTTCTATCGGAACTATTGTGGTTCGAAACAATGATGACGTTGACAAACTCTCAAGAGGACTGTATAATAAAAGTAAAGAAACTCTATCAGGGTTTGGTAACATTGTAACACCATAAGGAGGCTAGTATGGCTAACAGACAAACGCTATTAGCAGATGGCATTGACTTATCTACTAAAGGAGCGACCGTGCTGGACTATACAGGGCTTACCTTGGCAGGATTTAAGGATTCAGGGTTCAAAAACCCAGAGGGGATAGACGGAGTGTTAGATTCTCCGTCTACTGCTCTATCCGGCCTAACAGGGAGCGTCACTGTATTGTTCAAAGGCTTATCGGAAAAACAAGTAAACGCAAAATATCGCGAGTTTAAACAGTTCATTCGATCGAAATCATTTTGGCGATTGTCAACTAAAGAAGATCCAGACTTTTACCGCTTTGGTAAGTTCCTTGGTGAAAGTGAACATGGGTCACTGACGGAAGTTCCTGTTTTAGGTGAGGCGACTTTGATTGTTAAAATTGGTATTCAGTTCAAAGATGGCTATGAGTACACGAACGCAGTCATTCGAAAACCTTATACCTTTAAGGCCGCTGATGGAGGGGATAAACTTCCTAACCCTGGACGTCCTACTCGTCAAGTTCGATTAGAGTTAAGGACGGCTAGCCAACTGAACGGCTACTTCCGTATCGAGGAAAAAAGTTCAGGACAATTTGTGGAGTTCGGTACTAACTCGGTACTTATGGAAGCTGGTTCAATCGTCATGTTGAACCTTGGTACTTTTGAACTAATTAAAATCAGCGCAAGTCAACAAGCTACAAATATCTTTAGGTACATTAAACGAGGAGCATTTTTCAAAGTACCTAATGGAGAAGCTACAATTAAGATCCAATATCGCGCAAACGATACGGCAGCATGGACGACGACTTTGCCCGTAACGGTAGAGATGTTTTTAAGTCCATCTTACTATTAGAAAGGAGACTTCATGTTAGATAACGGCCTAATAATGAGTCCTATCCCGGACGATATTGTTTATGTCTATGACCAAAACTATAATCTACTTGGCGCCAGCGTGGAAATCTTCAGTAAGATGTATGAAGATGAAATCGTAACCCGTGCGCGAGGTAAGGAAGTATTCACTTTTGAAAGCATTGAAACTTCTTCGATTTACCAACATCTAAAAGTTGAAAATATTATTAGTTTCGGCGGTAGATGGTTCCGTATTAAATACGCACAAGACGTCGAAGATACTAAAGGTCTTACCAAGTTTACTTGCTACGCCTTATGGTACGAACTCGCTGAAGGACTTCCAAGACCTTTGAAGCATGTAGCAACTACCGTCGGCGCCGTAGCGCAGGACATTATCAAGGACGCAGGTAAATGGGTTCAAGTAGTATGTCCACCTGACGGAGCGAATAAAAAAGTTAGAAGCATTACGGCTAAAGAAAACTCCATGCTATGGCACCTACGCTATTTAGCAAAGCAATACAATTTAGAGATCACGTTCGGTTATGAAGAACTATTAGAGCAAGAAGTTCGAATAGTTCGAACAGTCGTATTCTTGCAGCCCTACACGGAGTCCAAAGTCGACTTCCCGTTGGTCGTTGAAGAGAATTTGAAGTATGTAACTAGACAAGAGGACTCCCGTAACCTTTGTACGGCCTACAAATTGACTGGTAAAAAGGAAGAAGGAAGTCAGGAACCTTTGACCTTTGCGTCAATCAATAACGGAAGTGACTACCTCATTGACGTCTCGTGGTTTACTGCGCGTCAAATGCGTCCTAGGTACATTGCTAAGTCTAAAAGCGATGAACGTTTTAAGATTAAGGAAAATCTAATGAGTGCCGCTAGGGCTTACTTGGATATTTACTGTCGCCCTTTGATTGGGTACGAGGCTTCAGCGGTCTTGTATAAAAAGATCCCAGACCTACATCATACTCAATTGATCGTCGATGACCATTATAGTGTTATTGAATGGCGCAAAATTTCGTCCCGAAAAATTGACTATGACGACCTATCTCAGTCTGTATTGACGTTCCAGGATCCAAGACGGGATCTAATGGACTTACTGAACGAAGACGGCGAAGGTGTATTAGCTGGAGAGCTTGAAACTGAATCACATGTCGTTATTAGATACGCAGACGATATCTTAGGTACGAACTTCAACGCTGAATCAGGGAAGTATATCGGGGTCATTTCGACAACTAAACACCCTAATGAACTTGTCCCTGATGACTTCACTTGGGTCAAGCTACAAGGGCCGGAAGGACCTCAGGGAGAACAAGGAAGTCCAGGACGCGACGGCGTGGACGGAGTTGCAGGGAAGAATGGAGTAGGTATAGCGGATACTTCTATTACCTATGCCGTGTCCGTCTCCGGTACGCAGGAGCCTGAAAATGGCTGGAGTGAGCAAGTTCCTGAACTAATCAAAGGTCGGTTCTTATGGACGAAAACATTTTGGCGATATACGGACGGAGCGCACGAGACTGGTTACTCCGTTGCCTATATTGGACAAGATGGTAATACAGGTAAAGACGGTATCGCAGGTAAAGACGGAGTTGGTATAGCTGCTACTGAAATCATGTACGCAAGTTCGAACTCTTCTACTATTGCACCTGCTGGAGGGTGGTCAACGCAAGTCCCTACCGTTCCTCAAGGACATTACCTTTGGACAAGGACGACCTGGCGCTATACGGACAAGACTACGGAGACTGGTTATTCAGTATCCCGTAATGGACAGGATGGCGCTAAAGGTGATGCGGGGCGCGACGGTGTACCGGGTAAGAACGGACTTGGGTTGAAAAATACTTCTGTAATGTACGGTATTAGTATGAATGATACTGTTCAACCTGGATCTTGGACAAGTCAAGTTCCTGCGCTTATTAAAGGTCAATATCTATGGACTCGAACAATTTGGACCTATACGGACAATACTAATGAGACAGGTTATCAAAAGACCTATATTCCACGCGACGGAAATAATGGACGTGATGGTATAGCTGGTAAGGATGGAGTAGGGATCAAGTCTACGACGATTACCTATGCAGGATCTACCTCGGGGACTGTTCCACCGACAACAAACTGGACTTCGAACATTCCAAACGTTCAACCGGGCTTTTTCCTTTGGACGAAAACTGTTTGGACGTACACTGACAACACGAGTGAGACAGGGTACTCCGTCTCTAAAATTGGGGAGACAGGTCCAAGAGGGCTACAAGGTCTACAAGGTCCTCAAGGGCTACAAGGTATTCCTGGAGCTCCAGGACGTGATGGGCGCTCACAATATACTCATATAGCGTTCTCCGATAGTCCTAATGGAGAAGGATTTAGTCACACGGATCAGGGTCGTGCCTATATTGGACAGTATCAAGATTTTAACCCAGAACACTCCAAAGATCCTGCAGCTTATCGCTGGACGAAGTGGAAGGGTAATGACGGAGCGCAAGGGATACCTGGGAAGCCTGGCGCAGACGGTAAGACCTCTTATTTCCATATAGCTTACGCATCAAGCGCAGACGGGACAAGGGAGTTCAGTTTGGAAGACCGTAATCAACAATATATGGGTTATTACTCCGACTATACTTTAGCAGACAGTACCGACCGGACGAAGTATCGTTGGTTCGACCGTCTTGCTAATGTTCAAGTTGGAGGACGTAACTTATTCTTAAATTCCTTATTCAAACGACCTCTAAGAGATAGATACTCTACTTACCTTCTACAAGATAACGCAAGTCAAACACAAGGTCAACTTGAACTATCAATTGATACAACTACTAAATTTAGAGGAGCTAACACTCTAAAAATTGTATCAACGTTCAACGGGAAAAATACTAACCAAAAAGCTACCTTTAACATAGGAGGCTCTAATAGAGATGGATCCGTTACTGAAATGTCGAACAAGTCTGTACGCTTTAGTTTCTGGGCTAAGTCTAATAAAGTTGGTACTGTTTTCATTTTCCGAGCAGGGTACAGAGGTAACGGAAATGCAGTTGCTCTTACAGATCAATGGAAATATTATAGTGTAGAGTTTATCCATAATGAACCTTCCAACGCTACCGCGGAACTGATCCTGCACCTATTTACCGTAGCTACTGTCTGGGTAGCTTTCCCTAAGGTCGAAGTAGGTACAACCTCCACTGACTTCACAGAAGCTCCGGAGGACATGGAAGAGGAGTTGAACAGTAAGGCCGATCAAAAGCTAACTCAACAACAATTGACGGCACTTACGGAAAAGGCTCAGTTACATGACGCAGAGTTGAAAGCTAAGGCTACAATGGAGCAACTAAGCAATTTAGAAAAGGCTTACGAAGGTAGGATGAAAGCTAATGAAGAAGCTATCAAAAAATCGGAAGCCGACCTAATTTTAGCTGCTAGTAGAATTGAAGCTACTATCCAAGAGCTTGGTGGGCTACGGGAACTGAAAAAGTTTGTGGATAGTTACATGAGCTCTTCTAATGAAGGTCTAATTATCGGTAAGAACGACGGTAGCTCTACCATTAAGATATCAAGTGACCGAATTTCTATGTTCTCCGCAGGTAAGGAAGTCATGTACCTTACGCAAGGGGTCATTCACATCGATAACGGGATTTTTACCCAATCCATTCAAGTCGGGCGATTTAGAACGGAACAATACTCGTTTAATCCTGACATGAACGTGATTCGGTATGTAGGATAAGGAGAAAGAAATGACAAAATTTATTGGCTCTTATGGACCTCTTCACTTAAATCTGTACGTCGAACAAGTTAGTCAGGACATCACTAACAACTCCTCGCGAGTTAGTTGGCGAGCTACTGTCGACCGCGATGGAGCTTATAGAACGTGGACTTATGGAAATATCAGTAACCTTTCCGTATGGTTAAATGGTTCAAGTGTCCATAGCAGTCACCCAGACTATGACACGTCCGGTGAAGAAGTAACGCTTGCAAGTGGAGAAGTGACTGTTCCTCACAATAGTGACGGAACGAAGACAATGTCCGTCTCTGCTTCGTTTGATCCAAATAACGGCGTTCACGGAAATATCACTATCTCTACTAATTACACTTTAGATAGTATTCCAAGGTCGACGCAGATTTCCAGTTTGGAAGGAAATCGAAATCTAGGATCTGCTCATACAATTATTTTCAATCGAAAAGTGAACTCTTTTACGCATCAAGTTTGGTACCGAGTTTTCGGTAGTGACTGGATAGATTTAGGTAAGAACCATACTACTAGCGTTTCCTTTACGCCGTCGCTCGACTTAGCAAGGTACTTACCTAAATCAAGTTCCGGGACAATGGACATCTGTATTCGAACCTATAATGGTACGACGCAAATTGGTAGTGACGTCTATTCAAATGGATGGAAGTTCAATATCCCTGATAGTGTACGTCCTACTTTTTCAGGTATTTCTTTAGTGGACACGACTTCCGCGGTTCGACAGATTTTAACAGGGAACAACTTCCTCCAAATCATGTCGAACATTCAAGTCAACTTCAACAATGCTTCCGGCGCTTACGGATCCACTATCCAAGCATTTCACGCCGAACTCGTAGGTAAGAACCAAGCTATCAACGAAAACGGCGGCAAGTTAGGTATGATGAACTTTAATGGTTCCGCTACGGTAAGAGCTTGGGTTACAGACACGCGAGGAAAACAATCGAACGTCCAAGATGTTCAAATCAATGTTATTGAATACTATGGACCGTCTATCAATTTTTCCGTTCAACGTACTCGTCAAAATCCTGCGATTATACAAGCTCTTCGAAATGCTAAGGTCGCACCTATAACGGTAGGAGGTACGCAGAAAAATATCATGCAAATTACCTTCTCCGTGTCACCGTTAAACTCGACCAACTTTGTGGAAGATAGAGGTTCGGCGTCAGGGACATTTACTACTATTTCCCTATTGACGAACTCTTCAGCAAATTTAGCAGGTACCTACGGACCGGATAAATCCTACATAGTTAAGGCTAAAATCCAAGACAGGTTCACGTCAACTGAATTTAGTGCGACGGTAGCCACAGAATCAGTAGTATTAAATTACGACAAGGAAGGTCGTCTGGGAGTCGGTAAGGTTGTAGAACAAGGTAAAGCAGGGTCAATAGATGCTGCTGGTGATATATACGCTGGAGGGCAACAAGTTCAACAGTTTCAGCTCACTGCTAATAATGGCGCATTGAACAGGGGGCAATATAACGATGTTTGGAATAAACAGAAAACTGAGTTTACATGGCGAAGTAACAAATACCAAGACAACCCTACAGGAACTGGAGGCGAATGGGGACTATTTCAAAATTTCTGGTTAGATAGTTGGAAAATAGTTCAATCTTTCATTACAATGTCAGGAAGAATGTTCATCCGTACCTCAAATGACGGTAGTAGATGGAACCCAAGTCGTTGGAAGGAGGTCTTATTTAAACAGGACATGGAGCAGTATAGTTGGCAGTTATTGACTCTACAAAATGGATGGCAGCATCATAGAGAATACAATAATGTGCAGTATTCTAAGTCACTTGATGGAGTAGTGTACTTGCGAGGAGTGATGACGAAAGGAAGTGCGTCTTACGAAACAGTCATAGCTCAATTGCCCGTAGGATTTAGACCTCTACATTCGACTTATGTTTTTGCAATGAATGACGATTTCTCAGTTGCATCTTTATGTATTTTAACGTCAGGAGAAATAGTTGTAAGAAAAAACGTAGATAATAGATGGTTAAGTTTAGATAATATAAGTTTTCGTATTTAATTTGAACTGAAATCATGTTATAATAGTTGATAGAAAGGAGGTGACTAAAGATGTTAGAACTTACAAAGACACGACAAATTGTAGCCGAGTTTTCCGTAGCCCAAGGCGGTGAAAAGAAAATTGTTAAAACTGCGATTATCAATATTGACGCCAACGCCGTTTCGCAAGTATCCGAGACAATGCACGACGCAGACCTATACGCTGCTAACCGCAGAGAACTTCGAGGCGACGAACAAAAATTGCGTGAAGCTCGGTACGCAATCGAAGATGAAATTTTAGCTGAACAGTCTAAGACTGAAGAAGCTGGAGCCGCTGGATAAGGAGGGTTAGGATGATACCAATGTGGCTAAAAGACACGGCCGTCCTAACGACAATTATCACAGCGTGTAGCGGATTGCTTACTGTTTTGTTAAATAAATTATTCGAATGGAAATCGAATAAAGCTAAAGAGGTATTAGAGGATATCTCTAGTACCCTTAGCACTCTAAAACAACAGGTTGACGGGATCGACCAAACGACAGTAGCAATCAATCGCCAAAATGACGTCATACAAGACGGAACCAGGAAGATTCAACGTTACCGTCTTTATCACGACCTAAAACGCGAGGTCATGCGAGGATATACAACTTTAGACCATTTTAGAGAGCTATCTATTTTGTTCGAAAGTTATAAAAATCTCGGAGGTAATGGCGAAGTCGAAGCCTTGTTTGATAAATACAAGGATCTACCAATTAGAGAGGATGAGGATATCAATGAAGCTATCTAACGAACAATACGACGTAGCGAAGCGCACCGTAACCGTAGTAGTCCCAGCAGCGATTGCTTTGATTACTGGTTTAGGTGTCTTGTATAAATTTGATACAAGCGCTATCACTGGAACTATTGCTCTTGTGGCTACCTTTGCAGGTACTGTCCTTGGTGTTTCTAGCAAGAATTACCAAAAGGAACAGGAAGCCGCAGCTGAAAACGATCGAGAGGTTTAATAGTGAAGAAAAACGACTTATTTATTGATGTATCTAGTCACAATGGATACGATATTACAGGTATTTTGGCTGATATAGGTACGAAGAATACTATTATCAAAATTTCTGAAAGTACAAGCTATATCAACCCTTGCTTATCTGCTCAAGTTGAGCAATCCAATCCTGTTGGATTCTACCATTTTGCGTGGTTCGGTGGTGATGTTGAAGAGGCTGAACGAGAAGCACGCTATTTCTTGGCAAACGTACCGAAACAAGTTAAATATCTAGTGCTAGATTATGAAGACCACGCAAGCGACGACGTACAAGCTAACACTAACGCTTGCTTACGCTTTATGCAAGTGATTGCAGACGCTGGATATCAACCTATTTATTATAGTTATAAACCGTTTACTCTTAATAACTTGGACTATCAGCAGATTCTTGCACAGTTTCCAAACAGTCTTTGGATTGCAGGGTATGGCTTGAATGATGGAAACGCTGATTTTGAATATTTTCCAAGCATGGACGGTATTCGATGGT